TTCTTGCCACTTTCTTGGCCCTTCAAAGTGCTCGAGGGGGGTGTCCTTTTGTCCCCAAGGGAAGACAAAGCGGACAAAGTTTAGAGGATCATCTTTTATGTTAAGTGACCAGAGAGAGGTCATCAGTTCTTTTTCTTCTTGTGGACTGTATTTCATTTTTTTATAAAAATTTTATTTCATACTATACGTTGACTGTGCCCCGCCGATATAGATTGATGGGGGGTCTTGAATAAGTAAGTAAGTACTCACTATCGCTAAAAGGCTTTAGTTATGGGGTATAAGGTGAAGCGGTGAACAGTTGCGGAGAGGTGCAACACAGAGAAACCGCTTCTGTAACAATGATTTTTTGTACTAGGGAGATTAGATAAGATCATAGTTACACTCTGTTATTTGTTCGTTTTTTTGGGGTTCGTCAGTTCTTTCATAGGGAACTGAGCCTTCTCTATATCCATTCGCTCACTTTTGCCCTCTATAACTCTACTCTGTGCCTCTTGTAACACATTAGACAAGTTGAGTTGGTGATTTACTTCCTGGCGGTCTGCCCAGTTGTCCGAGTCTGCATTTTTTAAATAGAACTGGATGGCCTGAAATTCGCCATCATCTATTTTATCCATAAGACGAGAAGTAGCTCTCTGTATTCCTTTAGCTTTCCCTCTCTGTAAAGCATCCGCAAATTCCGCCTTTCTTTTTTTGTTGCGGTCAAAAGTATCCCATGAAATGCCGAGGTTGCGACATATTTCCATTGTTCCCATATTCAAAGAGGCTAAATGCTCAAGACGATCATAATCAATATTAATTGTCTTCCTTCCTCTCTTTTTAGGTGTTTTATGTTCCATAATTGAATTATTTTCTATCCCTTGCATCCCTTTATTCTAAAGCATTTCAAAGGGCTAATGGGTAATAAATTAACATAGAGAGTAAAAAAGAGTTGTTATGGTGCGTAAAAGTGTATATCATTACATAGTCATTAATTAAACAGAGGAGAAAAACATGACAACTTATAAAGATAAACTAAAAAACGATTACAATCACTTTGAAGAAATCATAAGCAATGATAACCATATCATAAGGGTACTATTCAGAATGTATCTGAACGGAGATTACGGACGTGATATATCAGAAAAATGGTTTTCAAGGTGGGAGGAATCAAACACGGGAAAGAAATCACGCTCAATGGTTATTCAGGCTTTTGGAGAATACAACGCCACCGATTACGATTGCAGTTATCAACAACAACAAAGATGGTTAGTTAATAATATAGGGCATGAAAAGTTAGAGCAATTAAATAAAGTTTTAATGTCTGACTTTGATGATGTTATGGAGGGAATAGCATAATGATCAAAACCAAAAGCACGATCTACAAAGAAAACGCGCAGAAGCTTTTTTGTTACCTAACAATAGGCGCGTTTCTCTTTTTCTTTTTATTTCAAATGGGAGCGTAACCAATGGAAAGAATGATAATCATAGAATCAATACTCAGGCAAGAGCGTCATTTAATGGCGTAGTCTGAGATCATAAAACTAGAAACAGAACTGCAACAACTAGAGGAACTAAACCAATGAAAAAAGCTGAACTCTTGAAAGAGCATAAATATACAGTAACCCTTAAATTAAATGAGCTTGAAGTTCAGCAACTTAGAAAAGCCACTCTTGAATGGAAAAAGACAATGAATAACAGTTACAACTATATAGTTCAAAATCCTTTCAATATTTACACAGGGGAAAAAAAACACGATCTCAAAGCTGATGATCTTGAAACTTTGCATTACATAAACAAAGCAACAACGAGCCTACATAGAAAAGTTTTAACAAACACAAGGAGCAAAACCAATGAGTAAACAAGGCGAAACCATACACAAGCAACTAGAAGAAATGCTTCAAGATATGCCAGTACAAAAAAGACTAGAGCGTCTTTTGTTCAAAATAGAACAATACCTGGCGCATTCAGACGAGGCGCAAAACCTAAACCACGTTAATTTTATAACTGAAATCAAGTACCAACTGGAAGATATAACCAATAAGGAGAAAAGCTAATGATGGTAGAACTTTATGACTGGGAAGTAAAAGAGGCTATAGCCGATTACATGAAAAAAGAATTTAACATGAAATTAAATACCGATCACATTGACTGTTCAGAATTTGAGTATCAGGAAAGGGAAACGGTTTATAAAAAACACAAAAACGGTAGAGTTAAAAAAACAGCTAGTGGAATTCCTGAAATAGACTGGAAAAACTCGCCAACAGTTACGAAAACCGCCAACTTCCATGAAGGCTCTAAAATAACTTTATATTTATTTAATTTTGGAGAATAACTAATGACTGAATTTAAAGACGCAGTAGAAAAACAGAAAGGCCTTCAAGCCTACGAGGATTGGGCAAAACAAATACGTTACGTACATTCTGACGGATGGGAAGGCACAAGAACCATTGTTTATAATGATGGCAGACGAGAGCTATACAACCTCAAGAATAACCAGCTCATCAATGAAGAACCACGCAAGACAAGGCGCAGAGACTTAATAGATTCAAATGCCTTTGTTAAGTTTTTGCACAGGATAGGTTTCTACCATGAATAAATTCAAAGAACGCTACATATTTGGTTTCAAATCAGAACTGCATGACGAGACAATCTTATGGAGATACACAGACGAAGCAGAACATCAGGCTAATAACCATAAAACATATAAGCCTAAAGTTTCCGATCTAGTCATCCTAAACAAAGAGTTACCAAAACAGTTAAAAATAGATATAAGACACGAACTTCTAAACGACATACTTCAAGGCGATTCTAAACTACCCCAAAAACGCCCTTAAACTCCTCACACAGGGCGAAACAGAGTGAGGGGTAACCCTACCCCTCACTCAACTCATAACTTAACCCTACAATCAAGAAATGCTTCTTAAAAAACCTCCTTGCCTCCAATCCCCTGTGCCTCCTTCGCTCCCCGCCTTCCTCCACAATCCAAATAACCTCCTTGTCCGCTAGCTTCTGCACACTCCTCCCGACTGTCTTCCTCCCGATTCCCGACATCTTCGCTAAATAATTAAGTGCATCTGTGCTACTCATACTCTGCACGCGGAAACGCTCGCAGAGACAATACAAGACGATCTTGTCTGACGCACTCAAATCAGGTCTATCGAGATTCAGTCTGAATATCCTCCATACTCCTTTCTTCACTTCCGAATATCTCAACTTCGTTAGACTGTAACGAATACATCCCGATTCTTTTTCATTATCGGGTATGCCTGTTTCTATCCACCAATATTGATTCAATTTCTTTTCCTTCTTTTCCCTAAGAGAGCGAGCGTAAGCTCCGCTCTCTCTTTAGTACTAGCTAGTCTGTATTAGTAATTATTACTAAGGAGTAGGGACATTTTTACTAACGAGTTGGGACATTTTTACTAACCCCCCTAATGCTTTTTCTCCTTCTCCTTGGTCTTTTTTTTACTAAAAATACGATCATATTCTTGGTCAAATTTCTTTTTATTGTAGGGTCTGTATTCGCTACCTTTACTCATTCTTCCTCCTTTAAAATAGCTAATCCAATGTGGTAAATAATTTGTGGAACTATGGCATTGCCTAATGATTTAAGTCTGTCCACCCGATTGGGTACCCCATTAGCCACTCGACCCACTCGGGGTTCAATGCGCCACTGGTTGTCGATACCGATTGAGAAAGCATTACTTGTTTCCCTTTTGCCATACGTCTCTGCACCGCTCCACTTCCCAAATTGCCCCTGTCCCTGTTGTCCGATGCTTGAGGGGTCGGCCACATCCTCATGTGTACTTCCGCCGTTAGTGTTGGTGTTTTCCTCGTAAACTCCGCTGGATATGCTCCCTCCTTCGATAAGTGAGCTGTCGGAGTCGGCCACATCTTTTTCATCTTCTCGTAAGAGCGATGATTCTCTAACTTGACTGTCAACATACTCTCCATTTCTTCTTTTGTTATCACTCCTTGCATCATTTTCTCGTAAAGATTTTGATACTGACCCTCGCTCGCGTGTCCGTACCCCTTTGTGGCTGGAGTCGGCCACATCTTCACTTGTTGTTGTAGTGGTGGCTTCTGCCCCCCTCCTGAATGATTCTTTCTCGGCTTCTTTATGTTCGTGTGATCGAAAGCTGTCGGAGTTGACCAAAGATTGCCTGGACTCGGTGGTGGTTTCATCTTGCTTTTCACTTGCATGGTTAGATTCGGCATGGTCGTTCCGTTGTTGTACTTCTCCATTCTCTCCTTGAACTTCTCCATGTCCATGTCTTGTTCGTGTGCTATCGGAGTCAACCACATCTCGTTTTCCGATAATCCAGATTCTATCTCTTCTATGGGGAGCTTCGACACCGCAAGCTGGAATAATAAACGATTGCGTGGCGTAACCTTCGGCTTCCAAGTCAAGACACACATCGTCGAGTGCCACGTTGATGAAGCCACCAACATTTTCGACAATGACCCAAGTGGGTTTTTTTTGTTTAATAATTTTAAACATGTACGGCCAGAGGTGTCGGTCATCTTCCTTGCCTTTTTGCTTGCCCGCAACGCTGAACGGTTGACAGGGGATGCCTCCGCAGATGAGGTCGTGTTCGGGAATATTTCTAATTGTTTCTTCATTTTTACTGATCTCCTTTAAATCATTATAGATTGGCACTTTAGGCCAATGTTTATTTAACACCTTTTGACAAAATGGGTCGAACTCACAAAACGCAATGGTTTCAAATCCTCCCGTTGCTTCCAGTCCTAGTGAAAAGCCACCAATACCAGAACATAAATCTAATATTTTGAGTTTGCTCATATCAACTTTATATCTTTATCTTTTTTCAACACATCCAATACAGGAGATTCATCATTTCTAAACAACGTCATAACAGACGTATCAACATCTCCG